CCCGCCGGTGCGGCGCCCTGCGGCGACTTGCGGGCGGTCTGGGTGGCCTCCTCGGCATCGTCATCCTCGTCACCGCAGACGCCGGCAATGGCCATCAAACTGACGCGACGGATGTAGGTGGTGGCCGACGCCCACTGCTGCGGCTGCTGATAGGCCGGCAGCGGCACCTGCGACTCGATGCGGTCGTCACCGTAGTACAGCGTCGTGACCAAGACCTGCGCGCCCTCGTAGAAGTCGTAGGTCTGGGTCATTGCGATGCCGTGGCGCGCCAGAACGGGCACAACGGCGTCGCGGACAGCGGCCAAGGACGCAAACTTGGACTTGAAGTGCGGGTTGACCTTGTCAAAGGTCGGGTTACGCATCTCCGCTTGTGCCGCGGACAATGCCTGGTACAACGTCCGCGTCGGTGGCGTCGGCTCGGCCAGCTGCTCGTCGATCGACTGGCTCATGATGTCAGCCATGACATGATCCTTCATGCGTCCCATGTTACTTCCCCTCCAACTGAGCGATCTCGGCCTGCAACTTGGCCAACTTGGCCACCTTGTCGGCGGCGATTGCGGTGGCGCGGTTCGCGCTGACGTCAGCAGCGGACAGCGTCGGCAGCTCCATCTCAACGGCCTCGGTGACCTGGTAGTACCCGACGGGCACCTGATCGGCCACGATGTGGATCAACGGATTGTTTGCGGGGCTGTGCAGCCACGCGACGCCAAACACTTTGTATTTCATATGCCCTCCCAGGCTTACAGAACTTTGAACAACTCGATCAGCAACGTGCCAACGGCAAAGCCGATGGCGACCCAATGAATAAAATCCTCAAACTTGCGGTTCATGCTTGCGGCGCCCAGTACGTGTTGAGGTATTCGATTTCCTCAATTTCCTCGGCATCCGGGATGACATTGATCTCAAGGTCCGACCGGCACTTGCCGCAGATCAGGATGTCGTCCTCTTGGAAATAGTCGGTTCCGAAGTCGTGGTCGAGACGCTCGATCTCGCCCGGCTTGCTGTCAGCGCTGCTGGTGATATACAGCAGGTTGCACTTGTTGCAGCGGTGGTAGTCCTCGCCCCGCATCATCGGGTGCTTGAAGTACACCGGATATTTGGCTTTGAACTCAGCGTATGTCATGTCGTCCTCCTGTCAGCACCGTGCCGACGTGGGTGAGACTGTAAACCTAGTTGACGGTAGTGTCAACTGGGTGGACACTTTTATCTCAAAATGAGACACTCGTCACATGGACATACAGCAGGTCATTAGTTGCTTTGGGACGATTGCCGGTACGGCACGGGCGCTTGGGGTGAGCCGCCAGACGATCTACAACTGGATCAATGGCCGCAAGAAGATCACCGAGCTGCGGCGTCAGGACATCGAGATCCGCTTAGGAAAGCACACCCGGGCGTCGGTGGCCTGACCGGCCCGGGTGGCTCTGGGGCAGAGGCGGTATCGGCGTACCCACGGGCTAACAGTTTACACAAGTTGATTTGTCAATAGCAAGAAAGGGTAGGGAAATGACGCAATATGACAACACGAACACGGGCGCCGTGTTCAAAAACAATCGCAAGACGCAGGACTGGCAACCGGAATACACCGGCACCATCAATGTCGAGGGCAAAGAATATTTCATTGACCTCAAGTTGCGCGAGGGCAAGAACGGCACGTTCATGAGTGCCAAGGTCAAGCGCAAGGATCGCCCTGCCGGCGGTAAGGCGGTGCCAGCGGCCATGCCGACGTCGATCCCGCGGCCACCCGAGCCGGCTGCTGACTTTGACGATGACGTGCCGTTCTGATTACCCGGAAAGTACCGCAAGGTTGACAGGCGCCGAGCTGCAAGCGTAAGTTCGGCGCACGTCCCCCGCCTCGGACGTTAATCTAGGCATCACCCGCAAGGGTTGTCCCTCACCACGGACGAAAATATCTGGTGCGCGTGGGGCCGTGCAAACCGGCTACAGGGTAGGTGTCGCAGCGCGTACAGATGCGGCAGTAATAAAGTCGGCTCCGAAGGGCAGACGACTTCCCGACATCCCCATGCGTGGGGGTTAGGGGGGTCTTTGTCTCACCAAAGGGCAGGGGATACTGAAGAACTCTTAAGACCGTATCTGATATTGGAAACCGTATCTAATTCACTATGAGACGTGGTCCAAGCCGAAGGCGCGGAAGCTCTGGGAGGAGCAGTGGCAAAAAGGATTCTGACCGCAGAGCAGGTTGCTGAGATCAAAGCAGCTGGAGCATTACGGTTGACGTTGAGCAACAAGCATCTTGCGTTGCGTTTCGGCGTGTCACCTGACCACATCAAGAACGTGATCCACAACGAGGTATGTCGGCGTCGTAAGCAGCGGGAACGTGAGCGACGACTGCTGGCTAACTTGGCCAAGTTCGATAACACGGCCACATTTACTGTGCAGAAAACATGACCTGGTCGAAGCGTGGCAAGTATCGTAACAAACCCACGGTTGTGGACGGTCGGCGGTTTATGTCCAAGCTCGAGGCCAAGCGGTACGAGCAGATCAAGCTTTTGGTGGAGGCGGGTGAGGTCAAAGCGTTTAGGTGCCAGCCGCGGTACGAACTGGTGGCCGGCATCACCTACGTGGCCGACTTTGAGATCGTATGGGCAGATGGGCGGGTGACGGTGGAGGACGTCAAAGGCGTCGCAACCGACGTGTTCAAACTCAAGCATAGATTGTTTGACCACTTCTATGCCGGTAAGTACCCGCCACTGGTGGTTTTAACGTCAAAAGACTTGGGGAAGGTGAATAGATCATGAGCATATTGACGGCATTGGAGATTCAACAGCGCTGCGGCCAGACGGGTCGGGCGTTGACCGAGTTGGTTAGCGTACTGTCCAACCAGCTCGAGCCCGCGACCAAGATGTGCCTGGACACGTTGGCCAACGGTGGCCGCATCCTTGTGTGCGGCAACGGTGGATCGGCAGCTCAGGCACAGCATCTGGTGGCCGAGCTTGTGGTGCGGTTTGAAACCGACCGCCGCGCCCTGAATGCGATTGCATTGTCAGCCGACTCGGCCATCCTGACCGCGTGCGGCAACGATTACGGCTACGAGCGCATTTTTGCCCGCCAGATCGAGGCGCTGGCAACCGCGGGCGACACCCTGATCGCGTTCAGCACCAGTGGGAAGTCCAAAAACATCAAGGAAGCCATCCACGCGGCGCACAAGAAGGGCATGCGGATCTTGGGGATCAGCGGCAATAAGGGCATGAACGCTCTGTGCGCGATCGACATCATCTGCCCGGGCGACTCGACGGCGGTGATTCAAGAGATGCACATGGTGGTCACCCACCTGCTGTGCCAGGCCATCGAGCGCGGGGTGCCCAAATGATGATGTCCTACTACGGCATCATCAAGGCCATGCCGACGGTGTCCGTGATGGTCATCGGCGACCCGATGTGGGACATCTACCACCACGGATCGGCCACCCGACTGTCGCCCGAGGCGCCGGTGCCGGTGTTCAAGCTTGATTACCTTGACCAACGCCCGGGCGGCGCGGCTAACGTGGCGGCGCAGGTGGAAGCGCTGGGTGCCGACGTTCACAGGTATATGCCGGTGGCGCCGTGGGTCGAGAAGCACCGCTACATGGTGGGGAACTATCAGCTGTTTCGCGAGGACAAGGACCGGGAGTACAAACCGCACGGTAGCCCCGATCTGGCCGGCATCGACATCGTCATCCTGAGCGACTACGGCAAGGGGTGGTTGACGCCGCAGCTGTGCAAGTCGGTCATTGAGGACGCAGAGGAGCGCGGCATCGTCGTGGTCGTTGACCCGAAGGGCGACAACTGGTCAAAGTACAGCGGCTGCGATTTGATTTGCCCTAACGAAATCGAGGCCATGAACCCAAGCGTCAGCCAATTCCCGGTTGTGCTATACAAGCAAGGCGCAGCCGGCATGACCTTGGACATCCACGGCGACAAGAAGGTCATTAAAGCCACGGCCAAGCAGGTTTACGACGTGACGGGCGCCGGCGACACGGTCGTGGCGGTATTGGCGACGGCTCTGGCCGCGGGCGCCACTTACGGTCAAGCGGCGTTTATGGCCAACAAGGCGGCGGGCATTGTCGTGGGCCGATTGGGCACCGCCCAGGTCACCGCCGAGGAGCTGTTGGCAGAACTGGTGGAAACGGCGTAGGATTATCAGTACTTGCAATTCGGAGCGTAGAATGCAAAAGCCGAAAGGATCGTACCCGACCCACAAAGTGGCGCCCAAGGACTGGCGGGACACGCCCATCATCACGGGCGACTACGACCTTGACGCCACCATCATGCACCGCAACAACAAGGACCTGCCGCACCGGCTCGAGCTGTACACGCGGCGCACCAAGTCACCGTATGGCGCCCTGAGCGCCTACAACGCGATCAGCAACTACCACGGAGACACCTGATGTCCGCAGATAGCGCCCACAAGTTCAAGCCGGGACAGGCCAAGAAGGCCCCGCACGGTAAGAGCCACAACCACGAGACCCCGACGATGAAGGGTCCGATGAAGTACGAGAAGCCGTCCAAGAACAAAACGAAGTCGTGATTGACTGGGTCTGGGGCGATCCGCACGGCGACGATGACGAGACCGTCCCAGTTCTGTTTATGGATTACATGGTAGAGGGAGAAGACGATGATGAAGGGGGGGAGTCGTGAATGTACACGCCTATAAAAGGGTTGACATTGATTCGCTTAAGCCGTGGGAAAACAATCCCCGGACGCATTCGCCGGATCAAATCAAGCAAATCAGGCGGTCCATTCGCGAGTTTGGGTTTACCAACCCGTTGTTGATTGATGAGGGCGGGTTGGTAATAGCCGGCCATGGGCGCGTAGAGGCGGCGAAACGGGAAGGTCTAACAGAACTGCCGGCCATTGAGCTTCAGGGGCTGTCCGAGGCTCAGAAGCGGGCGTTGGTTATCGCGGACAACCAGATCGCCACAAACGCGGGCTGGGATGAAAATCTATTGCGGTTGGAACTGGACACGCTGAAGGACGACAAATTTGATCTGTCCATCGTCGGATTTACCGACGAAGAGCTGGCGAAACTACTGGCCGATCCGCTGGAAGAAGGGCTGAATGATCCAGACGACACGCCAGAACCGCCGGTAGATCCCGTGACGGTGCTGGGCGACGTTTGGCTGCTTGGCAATCATCGCGTTATGTGCGGCGACAGCACCAGCATCGACGCAGTTGATTCGTTGATGGCTGGGGCGAAGGCCGACATGGTGTTTACCGACCCGCCTTATAACATTGCCAGCGAAAATAAAGGCGTCGCCGCCAACGTCTCTTTATCGCATAAAAAATTAATGGCGAGCGAATGGGATAAAGATTTCTCATTTTCTGAAGTGCAAGGATGCTTGCTTTCAGCCATTGCGGAAAACGCGACGGTCTACGTTTGCACGTCTCACCACCTCGCTGGTTCAATTTGGGAATGGATGAAAGATTGGGCTTCGCATACAAGTTGGTGTTCGTGGAGTAAGCCAAATCCGATGCCTTCGCTTATGAAGCGTCATTGGACATGGAACGCCGAATTAATTTGCTACGCAACGCGGGGCAAACACGTTTTTAATTTTCCAAAGGAAGGACACGCGCTTTCAACTTGGGAAATTCCCAAAGTAAACGGAAAATCCGGACACCCTACGGAAAAACCAATATCCGTCCCAGAACGTGCAATTACCCATAGCAGCAAATCCGGTCACATTGTTTTAGATTTGTTCGGCGGCAGCGGCAGCACCCTAATCACTTGCGAGAAAACCGGACGCAAAGCCCGATTGATGGAACTTGATCCGAAGTATTGCGACGTGATCGTGCAACGCTGGCAGGATTTCACCGGCAAGCAAGCGACGCTGGAAAACGACGGCCGGACATTTGACAAAATATCGGGAGAGCGGCGTGGCCAATAAATCGCACAAGCCAGACGATCGGAGCCGCGCCGAAGTTGAAGCGTATGCAGCGGTCGGCGTTCCTCATCACGATCTGTGCAAGATCATTGGCATAAGCATAAAAACGCTTTTGAAATATTACCGATCTGAGCTAGATACGGGAAAAGCAAAAGCAAACGCCCAGGTTGCGAAGTCGTTGTTTAAGCAAGCAATGGATGGCAACACATCCGCAGCGATATTTTGGTTAAAAGCGCAAGCTGGATGGACGGAAAAACAAGTTATCGAACGTCTTGATATTCACAAGATGGAGATTTTAGATGCCGGGTCACTCGAACAGCGACTCAACCGCGCACTCGTTGGACGGTCTGCGTTCGAAGATCCTCGCACTACCGTTCAATGACGTATTGCCGGCGTGGGACGCGTTAGACGACCGCGGCCGCGATAAGTCGGCGATGCGGTGGTTGGCCACGGTTGATCGGTACTACCTGCTTGTCAAGCTGCTAGGCCGCACGGATGCCTGGCACCCGTGGCTGTACGCTCGATGCCGCGAGGTGGAGGCGGCGCCCGACGGTTACCTTGATCTGTGGGCGCGTGAGCATTACAAGTCCACCATCATTACGTTTGCCGGCATCATCCAGACGATCCTGACCGACCCAGAGATTACGGTCGGCATCTTCAGCCACACCAAGCCAATCGCCAAGGCCTTTCTGGCGCAGATCAAGCGCGAGCTGGAGAACAACCGGCTGCTGCAAGCGCTGTTTCCAGAGATCCTGTACGCCAACCCGTCAGCCGAGTCGCCCGCGTGGTCGCTCGATGGCGGCATCATCGTCAAGCGCAACAGCAACAGCAAAGAAGCCACGGTCGAGGCGCACGGCCTCGTGGACGGTCAGCCGACGTCCCGGCACTTCAAGCTGCGGGTGTACGACGACGTCGTGACGCTGGAATCGGTCAGCACCCCCGAGCAGATCACGAAGACCACCGAGGCGTGGTCAATGTCGGACAACCTCGGCAGTTTGGGCGGCAAAGTCTGGCATATCGGCACCCGGTACAGTTTCGCCGACACCTACCAGCACATCATGGCGACCGGGGCCGTGAAGTCCCGCGTCTACCCTGCGACCCATGACGGCACGAAGGACGGGCGCCCAGTGCTGTTCAATCAGACCGAGTGGGATCGGCGCGTCAAGACGCAGCTGGAGTCCACCATTGCGACCCAGATGCTTCAGAATCCGTTGGCCGGCAGTCAGCGGTGGTTTGACCCCGACGACCTACAGGTCTATCAAGCGCGGCCTGAGTCGCTGATGGTTTACATCATGATTGACCCCGCGCGGTCCAAAAAGAAGGGCAGCGCCAACACCGCCATGGCCGTCGTCGGCATCGACTTCCAAGGCAACAAGTACCTGCTGGACGGCTACGACCACAAGATGGATCTGCTCGAGCGGTGGAGCGGGATGCGTAACCTGTGGGCCAAGTGGCGGCAGGCGCCAGGCGTGATCGGCGTCAAGGTGGGTTACGAGCGGTATGGCGCGATTGCGGATATGGACTACTTCCAAGAGCGCATCCGAGTGGAGAACGTGCAGGGGCTCGACATCGAGGAGCTGGAGTGGCCGTCAGAAGGGCCGGGATCT